TCCATCACTCTATCTATCGGCTGGAACCGAAAATAGAGATTTTAATTCAAAAAATTTGACGGTAGCCACATTAGACGTTACTATAAGAGCATACATATATGGACAAGATAATTCCCAAAGCCTCGCAGATGATATAGTCCAAGACATTGAATTTGTTATTTATCACCAATTAGGGGAAAATCCAGATAAAGGTATACTTGATATAACAATAGACAGTATAACCACAGATGAAGGATTAGCTGCTCCTTACGGAATAGCAGAGGTAAATTTAAATACAGCCTATAGGCTAGAAAATTAAGGAGAAATAACATGGCATCTCTCAATTTACAGAGAAATTCTGAAGTGTTCTTTTCAACAGTTGATATAATTGGTACCACCAGTGGTTCTGCATCAGTTGCTGCGGCGATGACACCAGGTAATACTTGGAAACTTGAGGTATTAGCAGGATTTGCGGCTACCTCTACGTCAGCTACTCAAGACATCACTTCTCTTGAATCTGGACTAAGCCCAGATCGTTCACAACAAAGATTTAATACAGCAATCAACCCTGTTGATTGGAATATTCAAACATATATACGTCCAACAGGTGTAAACATTGTTGCAGCAAAAGATACAACTACTGCAGCTACAAACACGTCAGGTAACTCTAAGCCTGTTGCTGATTGGTATATGTGGCAAGCTCTTGTCTCAAGTACTCTTGCTTCTAAGAAAACACAAGCAGCTATCACAGAGGTTGAAGAGCAATCTGTATGGCAAACTGGTGGTAAATTAGTTACTACTGAGGTAACTGCAGCAACTCGAGTGCATGCTTCTACATCTAACTTTGCTATTGCACCAGAATATTTTATGTATTTTAAACTTGATAATGTTATTTATCAGGTAGACAAAGCTACTGTTAATTCAGCTACTGTTGATGCAGGTATTGAAGATATTGCTACTACTACTTGGAGTGGTTTCGGTACTACTATGAAAGAATTAGTAGGTGCTCCTAGAGATATTGCTATTGCAACCTTTGGTGGTATTAAAAATGCTGGAGGCGCATCTATAGTAGCTAATTCAAGTGCCGCTACTCTTACTCAAGCATCTTCTTATCATCCATATAATACTATGAATGTTGCAGGAACAGTGTCAACTAATGCATTTATTAAGAATCGTTTAAGCTCTATTGAGTTCCATCATAAAGCATCTGCTGGTGCTTCTGATGAAAAATTTGTTTTCCCAGTAACTTCTATGAATATTGAATATACTAACAATATTACATATCTAACTCCAGAACAGATTTCAGCTCTTAATGAACCTATTGGTCAATTTGCAGGAACCAGATCTATAACTGGATCGACTACTATGTATCTTCGTGCAGGTGACTTAGAATCTGCTGGATTCCTACGCAATATTACTGAAGATACACGTACTAACTCTGCACAGACATCTAATGCAAATGTTATTATTGGTGGTTCAGTGGCTCCGTATATGGCTTTCACTATGCCTGCAGCACAATTCAGCTTTCCAGCTATCCAAACTGAAGATGTTATTTCTATGAGCGTTGACTTTATGGCTCAAGAACCTACAGCTACTAAAGGTGGAGGTGGAGAACTTACACTATTTGCCGCTAAAAGCTAATTAAAAAATTAATGTGTTTCTGAGGGGGAACACCACATTATTAACCAGAAGAACACCCACTACTTGCAAGTCCAGGTTCCCCCTCACCTAAGACAAGCAGATATGTAGTGGGTGTTCGTTTATCATCCTAGAGGGGAAAAACTATGAGTAAAATTAAAGGCTTAATTGCTAAAGAAACTGCAACTTGGGTTCAGTTTCCAGAAATGGAAGAGTTTGAAATTCATCTTCGTTATCTAACTCGTGAAGATCTAATGAAGATTCGTAACAAGGCTCTTACATATAAGTTTAATAAACGCACTCGTCAACGGGAAGAAGAAGTTGACAACGAAAAGTTTCTTGAAGCGTACGCTGAAAAAGCAATTGCAGGCTGGAAAGGGCTTAAGGTAAAACATTTACCGGTTCTTTTACCTGTTGATATTTCAACAATGGACGCCGCAGAAGAAGTAGAGTATTCTATGGAAGATGCAATTGAACTTTTGAAAAATTCTACAATTTTTGATCAGTTTATTACAGATACCATGAATGACTTTGAACAATTTTCAGTTAAGAAGAAAGAAACAAACTCAAAAAACTAACTGACTACCTCCAAAGTTCTTTTGGGGGTGGGGGTATGACAGCAGATCAATATCTATTGATGTGCGAACAGATGGGTTGGGAACCAAAAGAGGAAGATTTACCTCAAGACGGCTCCAACCTATCTTTAGAGTGTCAACAAGCTCTAACAGTTTTAAATGCTCTTCCTGATATATTCGAAGGTATGAATGGTACATGGATGGGAAAAGACTATAGCGGTCTAAGTGCTATTATGGATATTTATGAAATTGATGATAGACGTTCAGTATTTGAATTGTTAAAAGAAGCTGAGGCTATGTTAGGAAAATACTATTCACAGCAATCTAAGCAACAAAGCAGAAGTCTAAAAAAGGGGTAATCGTTGGCAACTATTAGAAATACTATTGATACACAGTTTACAAGTAGAGGTGCTAGAAAAGTTAGAGAAGAGACTGAGTCTATTGGTAAGGCTCAGACTCGACTCGGACAAGCCTCTGCAGGTGCTGGTCGTTCTTTTTCTGCTCAATCTTCTGGAATGGGTGGTTTAGTTGGTATTTATGCTGCTGCAGCTGCAAATGTATTTGCTATTACTGCAGCTTTTGAAGCATTAAATGCAGCTGCAAAATTTCAAACAGTTATTAGAGGTACTGAACAGTTAGCCGGCGCAGTCGGCTCAACTGCCAGCTCTGTTATAGGTGATTTACAAGCTATAACAGATGGACAGCTTTCTATGGCTGAAGCCGCTAAAAATGCTAACTTGGCTCTTTCTGCAGGTTTTGATAGTAAGCAGATAGAGGAACTTGGAGCTGTTGCTACTAAAGCTTCTAAAGCTTTGGGTAGAAATTTAACAGATGCGTTTCAACGTATTACTCGTGGTGCAATTAAACTTGAACCAGAACTTTTAGATGAAATCGGTATTTTTACACGAATCGAGCCTGCTGTACAAGCGTATGCTAATAGTATAGGTAAATCAGTTAGTCAACTAACAAACTTTGAACGTAGACAAGCTTTTGTTAATCAGGTAATTGAAGACGGTAATCAAGCATTTGCTGCTATTGATAATAGTGGCAAATCTACACAAAAATCTTTTGAACAATTAGTAGCATCTTTTAGTGACTTAGCTATTATAGCAGCAGGTTTTATTGCTGATTCTTTAGCTCCTTTAGCTGACTTTTTGAATAAGAATTTAGGAAACCAATTAATATTACTTGGTGGTATAGGTTCTTTAGTATTTGGTAAACTTGGATTAGCTATTAGTGGTTTCGCAAGTGGGGCTATGGCACAGCTTAGTGTAGGACTAACTGCTTTATCTGCTAGAATGGCTGCTGTGGGTGTTAGCGCTACTGCTATGGCTACAAGAACTGCAGCAGCTTCTACAGCCTTTACAGGAATGGGTGCTTTAGCTGGTGGTAATGCTGCGATGGGTTCTGCACTCAAAAAAGATTTAGCAGCTGGCCCATTAAGCATAGAACAAGCACAAAGTTATGACCCTAAAATTAAAAAAGCATTATTAGATGAAAGAAAATTTAGAAAAGATATTAGAGATTTACAAAAACAAGGTATAACTCTAACTGATGCACAAACAAGAGCTATGACAAGATCCTTTGGTAGAAGTAGAGCATTACTTATGACTACTCGAATGATCAATGATCAACTAAAACTTTCTGGTAAACTTGCTAACACTTTAGCTGTAGGTATAAGAGCAGCAGGTACAGCAGCACAATTTTTAGGTAAATGGTTAAATAGAGCATTTATGGCTGTAAATGTGTTACTAATGGCTTTTGTTGCTGTACAAGCTATAGCAAATGCTTTTGACGTAGATCCTTTTGGATTCTTTTTAGAAATGTATAAAGATTTTACTGCTGAGACCAGACAAGCTAAGATTGGATTAGCAGCTGTTAACGCTGAAATTGCTAAAGGCGGTGGAGTATTACAACAACAAACTTCTCTATT